TGAAGAAGTTCTGGAACTGGGTGCGAGATTCTAACGAAGAACGCACCCTTTATCTTAACGGAGTAATATCCGACGAAACATGGTGGGGTGATGAGGTCACACCTAAGATGTTCAAAGATGAACTGGTGGCAGGAACCGGCAATATTACAGTCTGGATTAATTCTCCTGGTGGTGATGTGTTCGCAGCAGCTCAGATTTACAACATGCTCATGGAGTATACCGGAAAAGTCACTGTAAAAATCGATGGACTTGCGGCAAGTGCAGCATCCGTTATTGCAATGGCGGGTGGAGATGTATATATGTCCCCGGTTTCCATGCTTATGGTCCATAACCCGTCAACGATTGCTATAGGCGACAGTGAGGAAATGCTGCGAGCAAAAGCTCTGTTAGATGAGGTCAAGGAAAGTATCATTAATGCCTATGAGTTGAAGTCGGGTCTTTCTCGAACTAAGCTATCACATCTGATGGATGCGGAGACGTGGATGAATGCGAATAAAGCCATTGAACTTGGTTTTGCAGACAAGATCATGTTCATGGAGAGCGAGCCGCCCGATTTGGCAGATAGTCTTATTTTTAGCAGGATGGCAGTTACCAACTCACTTATAAGCAAACTGCCAAAACAACAACTGAAAACTGGTACACCAATAGAGTCGCTTGATAAGCGGCTTTCTTTAATTTCTCACTAAATTTAAAGGAGGAAATAACAATGAGTAAAATTCTTGAATTGCGCGAGAAACGCGCTAAAGCATGGGATGCGGCAAAGGCATTTCTTGATTCTAAACGTGGCGGTGATGGACTGCTATCCGCTGAGGACACTACAACCTATGAAAAGATGGAAGCCGATGTTGTAGCTCTTGGTAAGGAAATTGAGCGTTTAGAACGTCAAGCATCTATCGACCTAGAACTGTCGAAAGCAACCAGTAACCCAATTACCAATGAACCTACAAGAAAGGGAGAGGAAAAGACCGGTCGTGCAAGTGCTGAATATAGAAAAGCCTTCTGGAACGCTATGCGTGACAAGGGTGGCTATGAAGTCAGAAATGCTCTGCAAATCGGGACTGACTCGGAGGGTGGATACCTTGTACCTGACGAATTTGAGCGTAGTCTGGTGGAAGCATTAGAGGAGGAGAACATCTTCCGTAGGCTGGCTAACGTTATCACAACTTCTTCAGGCGATCGTAAAATCCCCGTTGTTGCAAGCAAAGGAACTGCAAGCTGGGTAGATGAAGAAGGAGTCATTCCCGAGAGTGATGACAGCTTCGGTCAAGTATCCATTGGTGCTTATAAACTGGCAACGATGATTAAAGTCTCCGAGGAGCTGCTAAACGATTCTGTGTTCAATCTTGAAAGCTATATTACAAGGGAATTCTCACGTCGTATTGGCAACAAGGAGGAGGAAGCCTTTTTTGTGGGTGACGGCACAGGTAAGCCTACGGGAATCCTGAATGCTACAGGCGGCGGTCAAGTCGGCATTACTACAGCAAGCGCCACTGCCATAACACTGGATGAGGTTTTAGATTTGTTTTACAGTCTGAAAGCACCTTATCGTAATAAGGCGGCATTTGTAATGAACGATGCCACTATTAAGGCTATCCGTAAGTTGAAAGATGGCAATGGGCAGTATCTATGGCAGCCATCCATCCAGGCAGGCACACCTGATACTATACTCAACCGCCCGCTGTACACATCGTCATATGTACCCACCATTGTAGCAGGAGCAAAGACCATGGTGTTCGGTGACTTTAGCTATTACTGGGTGGCTGACCGTCAAGGAAGAGTATTCAAGCGTTTAAATGAACTCTTTGCCGCTACTGGACAGGTAGGTTTCATTGCTACCCAACGTGTGGACGGTAAGCTTATTTTGCCAGAGGCTGTTAAAGTGCTCCAGCAGAAAGCTTAATGGAGGTGCGATATGAGTTATAACACGAAGAACTACATGGAACAGGGCGGCGAGAAGTTGGTTATAGGTGGAACGATGGAAATCTTACCGGAAGCTTCAGTAACTGGGCTTCCGGTTGCAGAAAACCAGTTAGATAGTACTGCTACAGATGTCCCAGGTTTAGTCGCAGATTTTAATGTCCTACTTTCTAAATTAAAAGCGGCGGGGCTTATGGAGGCTGATTAAGGTGGAATGTAAAAGGAGGTTGGCAGTATGGCAGTAGCAGATAATCTCTTACCGAAAGTTAAGGCGAACTTAATCTTAACACATGACCAAGACGATGTTCTCCTTATCGGATTCATTAACGCTGCAGTTTCATATGCACAGAGTTATCAGCATGTTCCTGAAGATCATTATGAAACCCATGCCATGCCTCCTACGACAGAACAAGCAGTGATTATGTTGTCGAGTCATTTCTATGAAAGTAGGGATGGCTCAACAGCAGGTTTCTTCGCTGATAGCGTACAGGCAGGTCAGCAAGTTTGGAATACAGTGAACTTACTTCTTCGCCTTGACCGAGAGTGGGGTGTTTGATATGAGCTTTGGCAAGATGAACACCTTCATTGATATCATCAGTTCAATACCAATCAAAGATGAGGAAGGTTTCGCCACAAAAGGTGATAACATACTCGCTAGTGTACGTGCCTACAAGGAAGATCGACATGGCAGTGAGCGATGGACCAATATGGCATCATTTTCTACTGCATCTTCACTGTTTAGGTTTAGGAAAATTTCTGGACTAAAGGTCACAACGGAAATGGTTATAGTCTGCGATGATGGCAGATATCAGATTTTAAGTGTAGAGGACGTAAGAGGTCGTGGAATGTATGTTGAGGTTTTAACAGAAAAGTTAGAACCAACTGTGAGGTGATGGATATGGCAAAAGCCAATATAAAGATGCCAGAGGAATTCCTATTGAAGGTATCCCGGTTAGCTGACCAGACTGATGTTATTCTCCCTAAGGTATTGGAAGTCGGTGGGTCAGTGGTGCTGGGTAAAGTCAAAGGGAATCTGAGTGATGTGGTCGGTAAGAATACCAAATATCCCTCCAGAAGTACAGGTGAGCTATTATCTTCACTGGGTCTTTCGGATGCAAAGCAGGATAGAGAAGGTAATTTTAATGTAAAAGTCGGCTTTGCTGAGCCACGCTCTGATGGTGAGAGCAATGCTAAAATTGCCACTATCATTGAATATGGCAAGCATGGTCAGCCTGCAAAACCATTTCTGAAACCTGCGAGAACTGCGTCTAGAAAGCCTTGTATGAATGCGATGATCGCCAAGCTGGAGGAGGAGATCGACAAGGTATGAATATTTTAGAGGAACTAAATACTCTCATAACCGCTATACCGCTCCCCGTGGAAACCGGGGTCTTTTCTGGTTTAGCACCGGATGAATATGTTGTGATACTCCCGCTTTCAGACATCTTTGAAGTTCATGCGGATAATCGCCCTGGCGTTGATGTACAGGAAGCTCGGTTGTCTCTTTTTTCAAAGAATAACTACTTAGAAAGGAAAAGACAAATCACAACAGATTTATTAAATGCTGATTTCACAGTAACCGAGCGACGATATATCGGACACGAGGATGATACTGGATATCACCATTATGCCATTGATGTGGCAAAAAATTATGGATTGGAGGAATAACTTATGGCAACTATCGGTCTTGATAGACTGTACTATTCAAAAATAACCGAGGACGCTAACGGCGAAGAAACCTACGCTGTACCTGCGGTACTCGCCAAAGCTATCACCGCCGAACTATCGGTGGAATTGGTGGAAGCGATTTTGTATGCCGATGACGGTGCCGCTGAGGTGGTGAAGGACTTCAACAGTGGGACACTCACCCTCGGTATGGATGACATTGGCCCTACAGTGGCAGCGGATTTAACTGGTGCCTCTACTGATGATAATGGGGTATTGATCTCCGCAAGCGAGAATGTGAGCGCACCTGTTGCAGTGGGTTTTCGAGCACAAAAGGCAAACGGAACATATCGATATTTCTGGCTATACCGCGTAAAGTTCGGATTGCCTGAAACCAACCTGCAGACAAAGGCGGATTCTATCACCTTTTCCACACCTACAATTGAGGGAACAGTTATGCGCAGGAATAAGCTAGATGGCTTAGGCAAGCACCCGTGGAAAGCGGAGGTCACAGAAGGTGATCCAGGTGTTTCATCGACTACTATAACCGGTTGGTTCACTGAAGTTTATGAACCAGTCTATACGCCGGAACCATAGGAGGGGAAAAGATGGATAATGAAAGAAGTGCCACTATTAATATCGGCGGTAAAGATTTTGAACTGATACTCACAACGAGAGCCACTAAAGCGATTGCAAATCGTTACGGTGGACTTGAAAACCTCGGAGAAAAACTGATGAAATCAGAAAACTTCGAGATGGCGCTGGACGAGATTGTATGGTTGATAACACTGCTTGCAAACCAGTCCATCTTGATTCATAACCTTAAAAATAAGAACACACCAGAGGAACTGCTTACCGAGGAAGAAGTGGAGCTTCTTACCTCGCCGCTTGACTTGGCGGCTTATAAAAATGCAATTACTGAGGCAATGTTCAAAGGTACGAATC